TTAGAGTCATTTCAGAATTAAGAGGTACTGAAGTTCTATCTGGAATTGCTCCAGTAATATTATACGAATTAGTTATTTCAACGTGCTTAACTTGAGCAATCTTACCTGTCCCAGCAGGACCACGATCACCTTTATAACCACCTAGTTCAGAATTAGCATAGAATTTGATGCCCCATTTAGATAAGTCCGGAGTAGTATTGAATCCTGTCCCATCTTTCTTTAAAATTGATAATGCATATCCAGGAGCAACTACCCACCTACAATTTGTAGCATCTACTGAACTCATGTGAGTAGTATCATTACCAGATCCATTATTAATAAGACCGCCAGCAATATCGATTTCATCTCCTACATCATAAGTACTGTCGGACTCTAAACAGAGAAATACTGTTCTGAATGATTTCGGTTTTTGCCCTAACCCATGAGGTAATATAAATAAAGGATTTCGTGATGCATCAGTCAAATGAGTGTTAGTTGTAGTGATTTGAATTGCACTTGATTCAAACTCAGTAGCAGGAGTATTAACCGCAGATATTACTCCGTTTGTTCCTCCCATTTCTTCATTAGCGTAAACAACGGCTCCCCATTTGGAGAGATCAATGGTTTGATGAACATAAGATGCATCTAGAACATAAAATGCTCCAGCAACATCTTTATCAAATCTAAGACTAATTGTAGATGATGTAATTATTGGCGTTACTAAAGGGTCTTGAACTGTATCTGCCTTAAATCCTTGGATAGGCACTTCATCATTTACGCTATAACCATGCTCAGCCGAAAGACATTTTAATCTAATTTCTACAGATTTCGGAATGACTCCTAAACCATGATTAAATACAAAATTAGAATCATCTTGTATATTACTTGTTTCTGTAGTAGACGTTAATGCTAAAGGAACAGGAACTCCAGAATTGTAATCAGTCGAATTAGTAGGAGTAACTGGATTAACAGCTTTTATTACACCTAAATAACGAACTTTTATTTTAACGGTATCTTCTGGTGCTTCTGTAAATTGCAATCTTCTTGGATTTCCGTTTCCGTCACCTATTATATCATAAGCTTCAATTGATTGGAAAATAGCTCCTACGAAAACCATCACGGATTCGGCATAAGCAACATCAGTTGGCAAATCAAAGTTAACAGAACTTCCGTCGCCGGTAAACTCAAACTCTTGAAAAGCATATGTTCCGTCTACACCACCAACAGAAAATCCTCTCATCGGTGATACGTGAATCGTGTTTGTGTCAATTACAAAACCAACAGGTTTACTTACGCCTAATGTAGGTTCAACGTTTGTCATCAAACCACCAGTATCAGCACTTAAATATAACGTGTCACCATCAGAACCATATCCATGTGATGATACGGTTAATTCTCCCTGTGTAACTACATTAAAACTAGATGATGTTGCTGATTCCACCACACCCCAAACCTCAGCAGTCGCTGACATAGAAGCATATGACAAAACAGCAACCGAGCCAGATCTATATATAACATCCCCAGCACTAAATGTGTTCGCCTGTGTTACAGACTTGGTTAGGTCTTCTCCACTTCCACCTCCGCCTACCGTTTCAATGTGATCTACTATGTTTCCCATATCAATAAATATCGTTGAGTTTTATTATATTCAGTTTTGTTACGCTCTCCACTTGAATGCGAATTTAACTCTATCTTCTAAATCTGTAATTGTATCAAAGTCATTAGCTGCAGTGGTAGTATGACCAATATTTACTGCGTCTCCACTATCGAACCAATAATCCAATCTGAATTGAGTTGCAGATGATATGGTTATGATACCTGTAGCTTTTCTTGGAGCTGTGCTCCAATTATAGGGATGACTACCTACCTCGCTTAGAGATTCAGAAAATTCTATAGCACTATCAGTTATATTATATAATTTGAATACTTCCGATACATTACCGGTAGAAGTTACTGGAATTGTAACTTCAAACTCATACGTTCCTGCTTGAAGTGTAAATAGATTTGAACCATCAACTGTTACTTTGTTTCCGGTGTCTAATCTTTCATGGTCAATTGTAAGAGTATTAGCTTGCTTTGCAGTTAATCCTAAAGGAGCTGTTTGCATCGCAGTTCTCCAAGTAATTTCTCCAAAATGTTCCCAGTCTCTTCTCTGTAAATTAGCAATTACCGGAGTTTGTGAAGTTGTGATGTTGTATGAGATAATGACAGCACCTGAATTACCGTTACCTGCATTACCTGTTCCACCTGTTCCTACTGTTAAATTAATGTCCCCATTAACAATACGAGAGAATCTTTTGACATCACCTACATTGCCTAACTTCCTTCCGTCTCCAGAAACTGAAGCACCATAATGATTTGAACCGTTAGTACAAATACCTTGAGTGTAAGTTATGGCATCTGAGTCAACAATGTCGTATAATCCTTTGCCGGCCAATCCTGAAGAATTATCACCAAATATTTTACCTGCTCCGCCATCAACAGATAATGCTTCAGATGCAGTGTTCCAAATTGTATCTCCACCATCTGTAGCTGCTCCTGATGTATCTTGACTACCTCCACCTCCACCAAATGCTTCAACGAATACTTCAATATTTTGTCCTGGTAGCGGATGTGTCCAAGTATGATTTCCACGGTATCAAATACCTCTGTCTTTTGATAAATAGCTTGTCCTTGTGATAGTTTTACACTCATGTTTATTTTATCCTATTTTGTAAATTTTAATGTCAGCATGAGATATAAGCTGAGAAGCTCCAAATTCATTTGTGCCTAAAGCCGCTATTGAATCAACCGGACCCAGTCCTGCGTTTTCCATTCTAAATTCTTTAGAAGCTCCAGTTACAGAAACATAACAAGAAAATGACGGAGAGAAATTAGAATAATTAACATAACCTATAGTGGTTTCTATAATATCATCAGTAATGTTATATAACTGAGCTGCACTTTCTCCAGTAGGTTGATTTCTAAATTCAATGAAATATTCCCCAACAGGTAATACGAATCTACTTAATTGATTATTAGTTCCAGTTGTAGGAGAATTGATAGGAGTTGCTCTACCTACATCTGCTCCAAAGAATCCCTTCGTAGTATGAAGAGTTGTATTGTCAGGCTTGATTCCTGCTCCAGTGATTGTATTCTTTCCGATCCAGTTTAAATCACGAGTATACCAAGTGTCAGCAGTAGTCATGAAACCACCACCAACATTTCCGTTCTTACGATCCTGAACCCAAATGACTGGGTGTGATTTTTCCATTAAAGGATTTTGTTTACTTAATGCCATAATTTTTTATTTGTTTAAAGTTTAAGGAAGGATTTCTGTTACAGAGAATGTTGATCGTATAACTCCGCCTAGTCCGTTTGTCCCAGTTCCATCATTAATATAGTAAGTACCTGAAGTTCTACCAACTCTTAGCTTATATGTTCTTGTAGAAGTTCCATTTGCTTGCTCGTAGATCTTAAATGTTTCCATCGAACCATCGTTTCTGATAGCAGCTAAGGCATCTGCTTCTGAATCTTTGAAAATTGCTTGACCTACAGCGACATCTGAATTTACGTTAGCTTCTATTATTAAAGTAGAGTCTGGATTCTTAGGAGTAATTTGCACCTCCATTATCTGATCCCCTTCAGTATTTTGAGGGATAGTAGAATCCATAGGAATGATTCCAGTCCCACTAGAAGGACCTATTAATTGATCATATTTAACCTGAGCAATCTTACCTGTTCCAGCAGGACCACGATCACCTTTATAACCACCTAATTCAGAATTAGCATAAACTTTGATTCCCCAACGTTCAAGATTCATTGTAGCATAATTTGTATCGGAATCTGTCTTTGGTGTTAAGTTTAAAGAAGAAACATTGTGTAAGAATAATGCTTGAACGTGAGTTGAATCGGATACCAACTGTACCTCATCATTACTGCTGCTCCCGTATTCTAGCTCATCCCCAACTGCATAAGAAGCGTCTGTTTGTAGACAAACTAATACAACTCTTGCAGACTTAGGTTTTTGACCTAATCCATGAGCAAACTTAAAGTTATCATTACCTTGAATGTTAGATGTATCAGTTGTAGCACTTAAAGCTAGAGGAACTACATTTGATTCAAACTCAGTAGCAGGAGTATTAACCGCAGATATTACTCCATTAGTGCCACCCATTTCTTCATTGGCGTAAACTACCACGCCCCAATTACCAAGATCGATATTTGGAATAGATCCAGCATCATTTACTATAGTGTATGGGATAGTTGATGATTTTCTAAATCTCACTGTTATATTGCTAGTATCAGCAGCAACAGTAGCACAAACCTCACCAACACCAGAACCACCATAATTTACACTAGATAATGGAACTTCATCACCAACAGAATAATCGGAATCTGCGGATAAGCAACGTAATACAATATTTATATCTTTAGGTTTAACTCCTAAACCATGTGCAAATATAAAATTAGCTCCTGCTTGAATGTTTAGTGAATCCGTAGTAGAACTTAAAGCAAGAGGAACAGGAACTCCAGAATTGTAATCAGTAGAAGCAACTGGTGTAACAACAGATACTTCTTCAATTACTCCAAGATATCTTACCCACATTTCAGCGTCATGTGGAGGGTAATCTGACAATTGAACTCGTCTTGGATTTCCGTCACCATCGCCGATGATGTTATAAGCACTCGCTGGTTGCGGAACTCCGCCCAATGTCAACAATAAAGTTTCAGCATTAGCAACGTCAATAGGCAAATCATAATTTACTGAAGCACTATCCGCTAGGAAACTAAACTCTTGATATGTTCTTAATGTATCATTTCCGCCTAACTCAATCGTATCTCCAATTCTAACATGAATTGTGTTAGCATCAACTACAAATCCTAATTGTTTGTAAATTCCACCAAGAGATGCTGTAACAGTTGCCTGACCAGCAACTTCATCTAAATATAATACACTTCCTACCGTGAACCCATGACCAGTTAAAGTAGCTTCACCTTCCGTAGTCACAGTGAACGTAGGGTCGCCTGCTGTCGTTACAACACCAAACACAGGTTCAGATGTAACTGAACTTGTAGCGTTCGCTAAAGCGGTGGATGACCCACTTACATATATCCACTCTCCTACACTATATCCGTTAGAAGCCTGTGAAATATCGGATGTGTTGTTTGAACCAGATCCTCCGCCAGAAGGAGCATTAACAAACTCCAAAGCACTACCACCAGAATTTACAGCAACAAATTTATTTCCTTGACCAGACAACGAACTAGGTGTATCAGTCAATCCAACAAATGTAGTAGCTCCACTTCCACTTCCAGCCGCTCCGTATTCCAAAACAGCAATCGGATCACCAGCATCAGCGCCATTGTTTAATGTCAATTGTGACGTGGTTAATGTATATTCACTAGAGTCCAATAAATGACCCAAACGAAATACAAACGAGTTATCCACACTACTAAGTGTCGGACTTAAATTGAAAACTGTTTGGTCTTGTGAAGCAGTTAACTCTTGTTGTGATACAAGTCCACCACCACCTCCAGAACCAGAAACATTAGCATACAAAAGCCCGTCTCCGCCTGAATTTACAACCAAAGCCTGTCCAACAGCTCCAATAGGAGGAACTGGAACATAATTTCCAAACAATGAATTGTCTCTTGCTTTGCCCATATACTATATAAATATTAAGTTGTTTTAATTTACGTTTGTCCAGATACAAAAGAAGCGGAAATCTATTTTTCTCAGTTCCGCTTCTAAATGTTTTATTACTTGTTATTAATTTTTTAACTATACGCTTTACGAGTAAGAAGTAATCTCACTCTTGAATCAACTCCTGCATCAGAATTAGTGAAATCCGTAGAGATTGTGCCTATAGATCCTGTTCCTGTACTATTCATAGCTCTTAATTTGAATATCTTAGGAGATGCTATTTTGATAAATCCTACACTATTACTCTCTGACTTACTCCCACCATAAACTTCTTTAAAAATAAGATCAACAGAAGCATCTGTAATATTATACAAATTTATAATGTAGTCATTGCCATTATTAATATAAAATTCCGCTAAATTAACTTCATAAGTCCCTGCTTGAAGAGTGAATGTATCATCTCCATTTACTACAACATTATTTCCAGTATCAATAACTTCTGTATTTAAAGTTACATCAGTGAACGTATTGGTGCCTATAGGCAAATCAGCTTCATCTGGAGCACTTCTCCAAGCTACTTCAGCATACTCATCAACTTGTGGTGTTGCACTTACTTGAACAGGAGTTTCTGATTCAATTACATTATAATGAACAATACAAGCTCCGTCTTGTCCCGCATTTACAGCGGCGCTACCTTCGTCTAATCCGCCGCCGGCTCCTACTGTAATATTAATATCACCAGAAATTGTAGCATTAAATCGTTTTACGTATCCAGAACCTCCTGTTGCGAAAGCTCCTCCAGTAATACCAAATCCAGCATTCCCATATAATCCATTAGCAATTGTATGATTTACAACTGCGTCTCTAACGTCGGTATTATATAATCCATTTATAAATCCGACCCCTGGAGCATTATTTGCAGATGCGCCTGTTCCTCCGGAAGCAGTATTATTTGATCCAGCTGTATCCCAGATAGAATCTCCTCCATCCTTTTGAGAACCACCTGTAGAGAATCCACCACCCGCAGCTCCAATTAATTCTACAAATACTTCAATATTCTTCCCTGGTAGAGGATGAATAAAAGTGTGTGCTCCCGCTGTATCAAATACCTTAGTCTTTTGATACGCTATTTTTGTACTTCCTATTGTTACACTCATCTTAGTATGTTTCTATTAATAATATTCTATTACTTCAAATGTTACATTTCTTACAGTAGCGTCAGTGATTCTAACAGTAGATGTGTCTATAAATTTAAACGTCATTGGCGTTGTTCCCCAACCTCCTATAACATTAATTGAAGATTTATTGATATCTGACACTGTAGTTATCGGGACATCTGTATCACCTGATGCAGTAGTAGCCTCATACTGATTTTTACTTTTAATCATTTTAATCCTTGAAATTGGCATGTTATTGTTTCTCCTTGTTTATTATAAATATATGTCATTGTGGTTTAAATTTTCTTATGGTAGGATTTCTGTTATAGTAATATTTGATGATAAAATACCACCCAATGTTATAGCAGAAGCATCAGTATTAACATAATATGTTCCGGCACTTCCTTTACCTGTTCTAACACTATATGTTCTTGTGTTAGTGCCGTTGGCCGGAATAACAACTTTAAATGTTTGGTGATCTGAAGTCCATTTACCACCATAAAATGCATCTGTTTCAGAATCTTTAAATATGGCAAGGATATTATTACTAGAGTCTTCACCTGATAATGATACTTCAATCATTAATTGAGAATCTGGATTCTTAGGAGTTACTGTTTGAGTTAACAATAAATCGCCTTCAGTGTTTTGTGGAATAGTGCCATCGGCAGGTATTACTCCAGTAAATGTATGTGCAGCTTTATCTTCGGTATACTTAACTTGTGCAATCTTACCAGTTCCAGCAGGACCACGATCACCTTTATAACCACCTAGTTCAGAATTAGCATATACTTTGACTGCCCACTTAGTTAAATCAATTGCAGAATTATCACCGGTATCTTTATTAAGAATCTGAAATGATGTTGAAGATACGGTCTGATCGAATAGCGTTATAATATTAGTAGAATCAACTGAGATCGTAATAATCTGGTCAACGGTTGCGGAAGTATAGTATGGAAGTAGTTCTACTTCATCTCCTATAGAATAACCCTTTTCAGCAGAAACACACTGAATAACTGCTCTAACAGATTTAGGTTTTTGACTAAGCCCATGGGCAAATGTAAAGTTGGTATTAGTCTTGAAAGTAGTAGCATCAGTTCCTAATACAACAGCACTTGATTCAAACTCAGTAGCAGGAGTATTAACCGCAGATATTACTCCGTTTGTTCCGGCCATTTCTTCGTTAGCATAAACAACTACACCCCACTTAGAAAGGTCTATTGGAGAATCAGAAAAATCATCTTTGTTTGTTAATGTATATGAATCAGCATTAGCATTTAAATTGACATATACTTTAGAAGAATCACATGAAACTGTTCCACCGGGACCGTAATCACCAGCATCAATAGTAGATAAATTAGAAAAATCAACTTCTTCATTAACAGAATAAGAAACGTCAGAACTCAAACATCGTAACACTACTCTAACGTCTTTAGGCGTTGAACTCAATCCATGTGAAAAATAAAAACTAGAAGAATCAACAGTGTTGGTAGGACTTGTAGTGGATCCTGTTGCTAATGTAACCGGAACTCCAGAATTATAATCTGTAGAATTGGTTGGTATGATCTCCGCTACAGGCTTAACAACACCTAAATATCTTACGTTGATCTCAACGTCTAAATCAGGAGCTTCTGTAAATTTAATTCTTCTTGGATTTCCATCACCATCACTGACAATACTATAAGCACTAACCGGCTGAATCTTACCATTGATTTCAATTAAAACTTGTTCTCTACTAGCAATATCAACCGGAGTATCAAAGTTAACCGAACTTCCATCTCCTGTGAATGTGAAGTCACGAAACGCCCAATTAGAGTCACCGCCCAATACAATAGTGTCTCCGATTCTTACGTGGATCGTATTAGCATCCTTTACAAAACCCAACTGTTTATAAACCCCCTCAACAGAAGCTGTCACTGTTGCTTCTCCTGCGGTTTCACTTAAATATAAAACAGAACCAACTTCAAATCCATGACTTGTCAACGTCGCTTCACCCTCAGTCGTAACCGTAAAAGTCGGATCGCCTGCTGTTGTTACAACCCCAAGCATAGGTTCAGAAGAAGTTGAAGCAGTAGCGTTAGCTAATGCTGTAGACGATCCAGATACATAAATCCAATTGCCTACACTATATCCATTAGACGCTTGTGAAAATTCAGACGTATTAGCAGATGCACTTACAGCACCTCCGCCTCCACCAGAACCAGATACAGTAGCGTATTCCAATCCGTTCAAACCAGATTTGACTACCAATGCTTGGCCGGAGGTTCCGATGCCAGAGGGAACTAAACCCCCAAATAATGCGTTGTTTTTTGTTTGTCCCATGCTTTATATTTGTTTAAAAATTAGTTTGTGTGTGGTATTGAGTATTTTAATAACAACGCTCCGTTGCTTCCTGATGTCGGAATTGAGTTCTGTGAGTCATTAGAACCATTAACTCCCCCTGCTCCGGCTTTACCAATATAATATGTTAAACTTCCAGAAACCGTCAGGTTGTCAAAAACGACACCTCCAGTTCCACCGGTTCCGCCACTGTTTGAATTTCCTGAAGTTCTATTAGGATATCCTCCATCACCAAAAGACGCTAATACATTTAATTTAGTGGGAAGTGATAGAGAGTCTGATGGTTTTCCACGAACTCCGTCAACACCATTGATATTGCCCGCAAGACCTTTACTTCCTTGTGCAGCAACAGATGAGTGGGCACCGTGTCCACCTCCACCCCCACCAATTCCACCAGGAGAGATAATTGATGAAAATATAGTAGGAGTTCCATTAGACCCGCTCGTTGCGCTTGATGTCGTTGTACCACTATCTTCACTGCCACCTGCACCCGCACCTCCGCCAATAGCAGTAACATTAACATAAATACCTGTTCCTGGAACAGGATGTGTCCAACTTCCTGTACCGTTGGTAGTTGACGAATAATCCAATATTTCCTCACGATACTCGTAAGTTGTTACGCCTTGTCCTAATCCTATTGTTGTTGTAGCCATAATGTTTTAAAAATTATTAAATTAAACGATTCCCCATTTTGTTTTTAGTTCAGATAATACAGAATTTCTTTGGGATTCGTTGTGTGCTCCTGTATAAACTCTAAATTCTTTTACATTTTGAGATACAGATGAACCTCCATATGATGCTGGCGTATATGCAACGTTTCCCAATCCAATTGCATATGATCCAGGAACTTTCAATTTTTCAGGAATAGCACCTTCAAACGATTTAACAGAAGAAACTTCACTTTCATAATTTACATTATCTTTATCAAAATAATTCAATGTTTCATACGGAATAAGTTCTCCTATATTTGAATCAAAAATAAACGTGGTAATATTTCCGTGATTATTTGATATCGGAGAATTAGCAGAAGAAACATTACGATTTAGAATAATATCCACATCTTCATATGCTCTTTTAATAACAAAATCAGATCGTGTAGTTTGAGCATTTGAATCATTTACTCCCGAATACCCTGCTACTTGAGCAAATGGAGTTGCAATAAATTGACCAGTGGCTGATATAATGTTAGTCCATGCTGGGCAATAAACATTCATATCACCCACAAAATACACACTATATTTGTATAAATTCAAATAATTTTTATTAGCTTTCAACATTGTAAGATCTGTATTTGTGCTTAGTGTAGCATCAATATATTCAATGGTTGTGCTTGGTTTGTGGATTTTATATGGAGATGTCAATGATGCACTTGGAGTTGATAAATACTGTATATATTGAATTCCCTCAGATGAAACATTATCAATCCGCAAAACAGGATCATCATTTTCGGTTGCTTGTTGGGTTTTGTTTACATCTTTCCACATGGATGTACTATTACTAACATCAATTTGTAACAACAATATATTATCGGGTATAACTGTATCCTGATCTATAAAAGATGAGTTAATCGGCAAAGATAATAACTCAGTTGTTTGTGGTTGTTCTGCCCTAAATAATCTACTATATGGAGTTGCCATAATATTATGCCTCTATTCTGTATTTGTTGTTAAAATATCTTAGTTTTATGCTTCCGAAATTGGTATCCAATATCAATGGTTGTGATGTAACACCTGTTATAATAGCAGCTGATTCAACAGCAACGTTATTAATACCCCAATCACCTTCATAGTCGTTAAATTCAAATAATGTTCCGTTACCAGGATTCGTCGGTAAACTAGCAGTAACGTTAGAACCTGTTATATAATATGTTGTATCTTTAACAGCAGCGAATGACCCACTCATCACTTTGATGTTGTTGATCTCTGTTTCACCGCCAATGTTTACGCCTCTCATGTTATACACTATAACATTGTTAGCGTCCTTCACAGTAGCAACCGGCTTGCTTATTCCAGAAGTCGGTGCGGTTGTGGTCAATGACCCAGTAGCAGCCAAAAATAAAATCTCTCCAGCACTTCCCAATCCATGTGAAGATATGTTCGCCACACCATTATACACAATTTGGAAATTAGCAGAACTAGCACTCGTCACCAATCCCAAAACCTCAGCAGTTTCATCCGCAGATACACTCGATGTAACCCATGTTGACGCTGTCAAATATACCGGAGTTCCAGCACTAAAGGTGTTCGCCTGAACGATCAACTCACCAGTAGCCTTACTAGCAGTAGTCGGTGTAGACGATCCGCCTCCAACAAAACTGGATGTTGCAATGAACTCTAAAGCACTTCCAGCATTATTTACTATTACAAATTTATTTGAGTTACCAGAATATGAACTTGGCGTGTCAGTCAATCCAGTAAACTCAGTAGCACCACTTCCACTAGCAGTTCCTCCGCCGACAAAATCTAAAACACATACATCACTTCCACTTGGAATAGCATAATCCATTGTCAATTGACTTACAGTTAATGTATAGTCATCGGCTGGAATACGAACACCATTCACATATACTAAAGTAGCAGCCGTGTTAACGTCAGGAGATAATGAGAAAATCGTGGTTGATGCTGTAGGAGCAAAACACTGTTCGTTAGCAGTAGCAATACCACCGCTTCCAGATGAAACAGATCCAGTTCCATTAGCACCATAGTCAACGGCACAAACTTCATCTCCCGCCAAACTTCCAGTCACCAACGTCAATTGAGTAGTGGTTACTGTATAATCAGACGGAGAAAGTTTCCAACCATTTACATATATTAAAGTGTTAGCAGCCGTTACATCGGGACTTAATGGAAATATAGTTTGTCCGCCTGTTGCTGTATAACATTGATGTGAAGCAATTCCACCTCCACCAGATCCACCTCCAGAACCAACAGCATCCAAATCAAAACCACGCATCAACCCTACAATGATTTGGTCACTTGCAATAGCAACACCAATTGGTTTAGAAATTCCAGTAGAAGGTTCACTGTCAGTTATAGCACCAGCAGAACCTTGACTTAAATAAAGAGGAGCACCTAATGTAAATCCATGACTGTCTACAAACACCTTACCGGCATATACTACACTAAATGATGAACTATCAGCAGTTTCAATTATACCCAATACCTCCGCATTCGCTGTAGAGTCGGCCTGTGCTAATGTGTATCCTCCAGAAGTTCTTCTAATAGCTTGACCAGCAGTAAAAGAATTAGCATAATTTATACCATCTTTAGTTACACCAGCACTATTTGATGAAGATAAAGCATTCAATGCATCCGTTACAGTAACCCCTGGAACAGTAGATTGGTTTATATTAAAACTTGATGAAAACGCCTGTCTTAGACTACCAGTTGTGCTCCAAGGTATATCCTCTGGTCTTAGTGCACCTGGAGAACTGTAATCTAAATCAACCCAATGTCTTGTTACTTTTGCCATGATTATCTATAAATATCTTGTTATATCATTCTTTGGTAACGAACCGTCATGACATCACCATCACGAAGCTGTCCATCTAAATCCAAACCATTCCAACTTAATAAAGATTGTGTCACCGTATAATCAATAGCAAGAGTCTGTGCCGGAGCATGTCTTATGTCAACAACAACATCTCTAGCATCATGAACTTGATGTGTTAATGTTACTTGTGCTGATGCTGTAATAGCATTTGTTATATCAAATCTATCTGAGATGGCTTCTAAAGAACCAGACCATGTGTTTACCTTTACAGCAAGATCATGAAAATCTATATTCTTAGTTTCGCCTGTTGGTGATGTAGTAGCATCAGTGTCTACAACAATAAATAAATCCGGATTATCTATCGACGCAGTATTTAAACTTCTTAGCTCTGTTACTTTTTGGTTTGCCATGATTATTTACAATTTTATAATAATAAATATCAAACGATATGGTTTTTCTCATTACAAATCAACGTCGGCTTCTTTCACTTTACTAACAATAAATTTCACAAGAGCACTTCTTACAATGTCACTTTCATTGAACCCAAACTCAAATATACCATTTAGTTTACAATCATCACCCTCAAATATACGACAAAAATCAGCAAATCCAGATTTATTTCGTATGTCACTTTGTGCTGGATCTCCCAATAAAAACATTTTTGTTCCTTCTCCACAACGAGTCATCAACGTAAACAACTCCTTCTTAGTCAAGTTCTGAGCTTCATCTACAACGATTATCTTGTTGTGCCAATCCTGACCACGACTGAATCCTACATGTTCACAATGAACTTTGTTATTGTCGTGTAAATAAGATAACTCCGTAGGAGATAAAAAGTCGCTAAGCTTATCTCTAAGAGGTTTTAAATATGGTGCCATCTTCATCTCTTCTTCGCCCGGCAAAAACCCTATCTTACCATCAGCACTTTCAATAGCACTTCTTATATAAATTAAACCATTATACATCTTGGTGTTTAATAACTCCAAAGCACTATAAATAGATAAATATGTTTTACTAGTACCAGCAGGCCCAGAAGTCAATATCATCTTCGTGTTTTTGTGTAACGCTAACTCGATAAAACGTTTTTGTTTTTCGGTTAACTCTAATTTTTGGGTTATCTTTATTTTCCGTTTTAAAACCTCATCAGGTTTAGATCGTTTATTTGACATATTTTTTTTCTACGTTATTTTTTATTTTGAAAGCATATGAACACAATTCATATTTTTCCGATTCCATATAAAAATTACAAATGTTTTTTACGTTGTCGTAAAAATCGTCTTCCTTTAAAGTAACCACAAAATCAGAATCAGAGAATTTAAACAACTCGATCGAATCTAATTCATTCTTCATAGCATACTCGATACGATTCAACGTCATTTGTGTCAACTCAGTTTTATGAGTTTGTAAATAGTCGTCCAGTAAATCATATTCAGATGGAAGTTCAAATGGATATTTCTTTCTGGCTTTATATGACCTTTTGGGTTTTTTTGTAGACTTTTCTTTTTTCTGTGATGCCATTCGTTCTGATAAATATTTATCAATATGGATATTCGTAAATTTAATCGAGAACAAATTAAAAAATTAATAAACTCACCGGATTTTTTAATCATTTACGAATCGCTTGACGAACCATCAAAAAAAATATTACGTCCATATATAAAAGACAAAAAACTTCCATCTATGGCGAAACGCATAAAGTCAGCAACAAAAGATACGGTCGAATGGATCAAGAAAGGTTCAAAATTTGTATCAAACGAAGAGTTTGATAGACGTATGAAAATTTGTTACGAATGTGAATTCTGGAATAAAACGCATTGTAGAGTGTGTGGTTGTTTTAAAGCTAAACAAAAAATGACATCTTCTAAATGTCCACTGCCTAATCCTAAGTGGTAACTATCCTATATTCCCAATTGTCGGGCTCCTGTTTTGTCAGAAAATGATTACGTTTGTGTTGGTCTAACGCCTGATCAACATCCTTCTCTGTCTTGTATCGACCAATTCTATACCACTCACGTTTATATACCATCTCAAACAAAAACGTGTTCATATCAGAACGATCAGGACCAATATATCTACACTCTAACTTATAAGGTTTCTTTTTGGCCCCAACCTTATGTTTAGTTTTGTCTGATGCTTGTTGTCTACGATTATCCTTATAGTCGTTTATACGTTTTCTCGTATCACTCATCACTTATCCTATACATACCATCCATTAATCGCTTAAAACAATACTGACATAATTCAAGTTGAACACGAGTTCCGTCACCAAATACACTTCCGTAACCACCAACAAAATCAATGCTTACAATCTCCTGAAACTCAATCGGATTTCTTACAGATATGTCGCCATGACAACAATCACATTTGACGCTTTTTATAACGTCAATACACTTGGATTTAGTTTGATACATCTTCATAGATAACGTTCAATTAACATCTTTTTAGCGTAATCGGGCGGTAATACAGTAACCAACGTTTTTGTTGTGTTGCTATATACTACTGGTAAATAAATATCGCCGATTTTTAACAAATGTATAGCTCTACTATTAGATTCTTTAAAAGACACTATTGATTTGTTGGCAATCACCATATTAGTTAAAACCGCATAATTTTCTCTGTCAATGTCAAGATTATAACGTTCTTTTACGCGATCACGAAAATGAAAAAAATTAGCGGTTCTGTGTTTCATTAAATATCCCAATAATCCCATTCAGTATAAGGAAATTCTTTTAAAAATTCATTATACCCATCTTCACTATCAGCATACACAATATCCTCGAAATTACCCCAAACTCTTCCAAATTTAGGGTGATTCGCCTTAAAGTCGTTTATCCAATAATAATAATCTTCATGAATAACAGCTTTAACTGTCCAATCATTATCATGTGTCAACTCATGTTCACCGTCAGCATATTTAACGTCACTTACAACAAAAGGATCTAATGTTCTAGCTTGATGTGGAAAATCTAAACTAAACTTTTTTTCAAATATTTTCATTTTACAACAACTATGGTTTCAAACCCTTCACTCTTACTAGGTAATACAAAACGATCCGCAAAACGTTGGATGACATCAACAGACACCTTTCTGTCACGTTTGTTCTGACGATCAATAGCAACACTCACATCAATAGGAAACGCAACAGCATGAACCGCCACGCCATACTTCCGAGCAACCTTAATCGGTTGTTTTCGTGAACGTTTGTCTACCATCGTAGCATCAAACACAACATCCTTACCATTCTGTAAAGCTTGATGTAAACGCTTATAAGCAGTATCCCACACCAAAGCATTTTGACTTTGATCCGATGCATCACCTGTCAATTCTTCACGAATGTCATCAGGACAAATTAAAATTTTATCGGCTAACTTCGATTTGATATAGGTCGATTTTCCAGATCCTGGAATGCCAACCATCAAGTGTAACGTATTGGTTACTGTTTTTTCGTTTATTAAAGATTTTAAATTCATGATTTTTATTTATACTAAAAAAATGGCGACAGTCAAAAAGAAAGTCGCCACTTTATATTAAAATTAAGAACTACAGTTGGGATTGTCAATTCCAATAACAGAAATCTTTGTGCCATCTGGCCATCGTCTTAAAATGTTTCGCCAATATTCAGCTTCATTTTCAGCTGACTGATTAGATACGTGATTACGATCACTTACCCTACGATTAGACCGTAATACTACGAAATACTTGTTGTATTCCGGAGATACGGTGTTAACAAAAACTTTATCAATATATCTACGTTTCGCCATTTATTTATATTTTGTAATTAATATTTAAGTTTACGATTATAATATTACCACATTTTTTGCATATGTCAACAAAAAAATAAAAATCATATATATAAAATTATGGAAGCATGGAACGTAAAAACATTTGTAGACATTAAACAAGCAATCGCAACAGGTAAAACAGTTAGTATTATCTTACATGAGAATATCGCTAGTTACGGAAGAGTAACTTCAGAAAACGCTCATAAAGTTACACAAGTTAGAACCTGTAGAAACCCAAATGAAGTTGAAGTAGAACTCGATAATAGAGGAACTTTTATTCCAATCGGAGAAAATGACCTCATTCTGATAAAATAGTTTGCTTCTCTTTGTAGTTCTTTATTTTTAGTTTACGCTTTGCTACCTTTATATCTAAAGGATAACACGGTTGTAATCCTGATATTCTGATAAATAATACGCCGGATAGCTCGTCGTAGGTAAAATCTTTTATGAATCTTTTAACTCTAAGCGTTTTACATTCCTCAACCACATCTCCCACAAAATTTTCCAAATGCTGTAATATTTTATATTCATTTATTCTATCCATTTTGTCATATGGAGAACGATGTAATATATTTCCAAAAATAACAAATCCACATCCAACATCATATAAAATAGGATTTATACGATTATTATACAATTCATCGCGAACACGCATAGTCAACAAACTATCTTTGGGAATTGAGTTAATTAATTTTCCACGATTAAATCCGGCAATAGGAAAAAATGAATCACTACAAACCTTCTCGACAATTTCATCTTTTAATTCTTGAGAAGCATCATTCGTTAAATAAAAATACGCACCCCAAGGATCGCTCGGTTTTAACTTCTTTTTGTCAGTAAAATATACGGGAATATTATACATACCAGTATTATACACTTTAGTATAATATTTGTCAAGACAAAAAAAGAAGCACCCTATTGAGAATCGGGTGCTTCCTATTTACACTGTTTTAGCTAGGTAGTAGTTCAATATAGAACTAAATAGTTTGTTCATACATCTCACGAGCTTTTGTGTAGAATTCAACCAATTCAGAATAGTCAATCTGTTTTCCTCTGAATAAAAATGATCCCAATGTATAAATTAAAAATGCAGGTGTTCCTCTTGCAATTTTACTACGAATCTTAGCAAGATTAGCAGTTCTTAATGCTTTCAACATATCACTTGGGTTGTTATTAACAGATCCTTTGTCACCAATCTTACGACGGTCAAATTCAGGAAAATATTTGTCAATGGATATCTCAACCTGTTTTTGATTTTCCTTTTCCTTTTCATTCGCTAACTCTTTGGGGTCTTTGTATGTAGACAATTGTTTTTCTAAATTAGAACGTTCATGTTTCAAGGCATTCCAAGTTTCACGATCATTTACAGACTGTGGATCTCCGCCAGTAAACATACGATCATTCATCTCCAATGACTTCATTCTATTGGAAATAGCATCAATCTTAGAATTAATATCATCGTCGGAATTCTCATTGACAACAGAATCTTCGCTTAAATAATCATTCTTTCCAGGTTTACGATCGTCTTTTTTAGTCCACATCGGTTTTACTCCAGTAGCACCCTTGTGCTTATTTAACCCACGTTTATCACCACGAAACTTTGCTCCTTTGATCGGAACGTTAACGGGATTTCCACTAGGATCTAAAGGCAAACCGTCTTCAGAATAATCTGGACCATCAGGATTATCAATATAATCTTCTTTATAACGACGTTCCATTTCATCATCAGCCATATAATCCCACAGATCAGGACGGTTAGCTAGATTTTGTTCATTCAATATTTCAGAAATACTTTCTTTTATTATTTTTTTTAATTCTGATTTTTTCATAGTTTTATTCTCTTCTAAAGCAGGTCTGGCTGATTTCATTTGAACAACTGTATCATAACCAGCCTTTGATGATAGTTCCATTTCATTTTCACTACCGGTCTTTCTATTAAAAACATTTTGAACTAACATACGTATGCGATCAACGTTTATATCAGCTCCTTTTTGTTTATATTTATTCACAATGTCTTTTAATTTTTTACTCAATTTAATACGTTCCGTCTTTGATGCTCCATGACTTAATTGAGAAATTAACATTGAAATTTCCATTCGTGCTTGTTTGGTTATATCATCAGTATCGGAATAACCGGCGGAAAAATAATCAATCGATGGATCGTATTGATGTATATCAACCAATTTATAATTTCCCTCTGCTTCATCATATAAATCCAATTTGTAATTTGAAATATCAATTCCCACCGAAGAAAATAATTTTGACATCAACGGAACATCATATGTTTTTTCTGTTATATATTCCCAACTAGAAATTATCTTCTTGTCAAACCATATACGACCAGTTACATCACCATATGATCTAAAATTGTCAAGGTTTTCTTCATCCGATGATGATATATTCAATCTATTATTGATTTTACGTAATACTTCATCAGACATTGTATTAACAAGAATACCCAATCCTTTTAATTCATCAACTGATTTTGATGCTCTATTAACTAATTTTTTTAATATGTCATAATGTGTTAGTTTTTGCTTATAACCAACAATAATAAACGAATCAATTATTATAAATGGTCTAGCATCTTTATCATCCCAATCACCAACACCCACGATATTATAACCGCCCGTGTCAGCCACGACTTCATCAGGACTTTCAATTAATAAATCTGCTAACTTCAATTTCATATCTATATAAATATTCTTTAATTTAAAAACACATTCATGTCATCATATTGATCAGGCATATTAAATCTAAACGCTTGCCCAAATTGATTTATCATCGCTTTGTTATTATACTCGATGTTTACCACAAAATTGCGGTTCTCCATCAATCGCTCAAATATAATATCACGCAACATATGCTTCTTGCCAACAATAGCATCATGTTTGCCTCGTATGTTCAATTGACCAAAATGATTCTGTATGTGTATATACCCTGTCTCGTAAGGTATATCATGAACCTCTGCCTCATTAATCGGCTCACGACGAAATAATGTAGAAAAATTCTGTTTCATATAAGCATAATGTCCATTAGGAGGACAATTTATTATTTGACCCCGTGGGTTTATCCAAAATGTTTGATTCATTATATTAAATCCTTTAAATTTATTTTATTTTCTTCTAAAAATGGCATCGCTGATTTTTGCTGTGCCACTGTATCATACCCAGCCTTTTTAGCTCTCTTCATTTCTTCTTCACTTCCCGTCCAACGGTTCAAAGCATCTTTTACAAAATCTTCAATCTTGCCAAAATCTATATCCAATGAACTTTTACGAGTGCTGTCAATGATATTCTTTATCTTTCCAGCAATCTTCATCTTCTCCGACTTAGAAGCACCATGACTCAATTGCTTAACCAAATCAACAATCTCAGACTTAACTTTCTTCTCAACAGGATCAACGTCTTCACTTCCACCAAATTCATTCCAAGGAATCATTTGATATAAATATTGCCATTCATCAACATGATATTCAGATAAATCAATGCCAGCAGATTTAAATGCTTTTTCCACATGTGAATAATGCTTTTTAATGTCATCGTTGTCATCCCAAAATGATATAACACCACGATCTTTCCATATACGACCATGAACATCTCCCATAAGACGCCCAGCCTCAATACCATACTTTTTATAAGATTCATTCATTTCGGAAGCTATATCAAGATCAATGTTGCCAAATATATCAGCTCCATTCTTGTTCAATACAATCTTAAACGCCTGATTCTTCTTGTCTCCAGAATATAATTTGCTTTTCTTGAACGCTCTTGAAACGTTAACCGCAATATCTCCATGAGTAATTCCATTAGTCATCCCAATAATTAACATGCTTCCAGCTAAAACAAAAGGTCTAGCATCATGATCATCATATTCAAACTCTTCCGGTCCTGAATCAGCGTAATCGGGATCTTCACTCAATAAATCTTTTAATTTCATAATAAATCTCTATCACTCAAAAAATCTTTTAAAGAAGTCGATTTCATCTCAACTAATCCTTCAATTCCCTCAGATATTAATTCGTCACTCAAACTCTCGCTATCATCAACCACTTCTTCTATCTCCATGATCAACTGCTTGTATAATGATTCAGACATAACTATAAATAGATTATAAATCAGAAAAGTAATTTAAAATGTTACGTGAAATCTCAAACACGATTCGACTTTCACCTTCACCAATTTTAGTTCGATTCTTGATCGCTGCATTAAAAGCAGGTTTCTTCGTCTCGGGAACACCAGACAACCCCTTAGATATACCTTTTACCTTTCCACTAACACTCGCACCTCCAGCATCTATAATGTGAAACTTTCCACTCGAAATGTCATACGCTATATTGTCAGGTTGATCATCGTAACTATAAATTCCATGATCACTCAATACAGGACCTATACGGTTCTGCATTATATCCATAATATCAACCTTGCCAGTCTTAGCCAAATCAGACAATACAGGATAAGGACTTTTCTCAGCATAATAACTTCCATTCCTCGTAGTCAATAACACCTTGGGGCCAATACCTAACTCACCAAAAGCATATTGAGTCTGAGCACGACGCATCGGATCTTCCACAACATTCTTCTTTACCATGCTAACAATTATGTTGCTAACAGATTCTCTCGGTAAACTCTTTAACGTTATCATGTCAATATATATCAATTCATCCACATATTTGTCGATGTTTGGGGGTTCGCCGCCGCTCCTGGCGACCGCAAAAATCCAATATATACAAAATTATAAAAACTCAAGAAAATATTCGAGCAAATAACTCATACAATGCACCAACATACCCAACATATCCATTAACAATCAACGAAGTTAACATTCCACATAATCTATCCAACATAACTTTATATCCCCAATCCATCACTATATACTTCATGCCGCATAATATATCCAACATAACTTTATATCCCCAATCCATCACTATATACTTCATGCCGCATAATATATCCCAACTTAGGAATTATATCACGCGACATTATATATTCTAAAAATAACTTTTCAAGAAAATTACAACCAGACAACCCACCACCATCCACCATAACATCACATTGTATGTTATACTCAACAACTTCATAATCAGTTTTATGGCGTTTGTGCTTTATTTTCATAACTATCGCTTATCTTATAAGTATTATTTAATAGAATTTTTGTATTTTTTTATTTTATGCTTTCGCAACGCGTTCTTGAATTCATCACTAACAAATACCTTGTTACGTGACGTCGCTAAACCATCGTTTAACCAAAAACCATCCCTATCAGCCCAAGCAGAAAAATATAACTCACCAGATGATACAAAATATAAATGACGCACATTATCATCAACCATCAAAAAATCAAATGTTATATGCTCAGTGTTGCCATGCTTTAATTTGTGATTAACTAATACATCCTGTTTTTTCATGTTCTATTGTTTTTGTATTTTCTTATCTTATATAAACGAAGCGCATGTCTAAACGAGCTATCAACTAAAGCATCATTCTTAGTATATCCACCGTCTTCTTCATACGTATGCCAATCATCCCCTTCTTCATCTACCCAATAATATAATAATAAATCTAAACTTGGATAATATATGTTTTTATATTCACTGCCATCCAATACACTATCAAATATAAAATAATCAGCGTCAGGAAATATACAACGTTCTCCAGAATAGTCTAAATAATATTCATCGTTTTCTTTCATTATACTTTATTATTTTATGCTTTCTTAACGCTAGTTTGTAAGGTTCACTGTTTAAAACTTCTTCTTTCGTTTTTCCATGATCTTCTTCATACGTACGCCAATCATCATCGTCTTCAACAATATAATATAATAATAAATCTAAACTTGAATAATAACGATTTTGACATTTATCAAAAATCGTGTAAAATTCAAAATACTCAACATCAGGAAAATCACATTCGTTACCATCATAATCTAAATAATATTCATCGTTTTCTTTCATTATACTTTCTTATTTTGTTCTTTCTATCATACTCTAACAAAGCAGAATTATAATTAGGACAATCTAAATATACCAAACTATTTGTATAATTCCACCAAGGCACATGATACTGAATCATAGGCCAATTGTCACCATCGTTCCAACACATGTCTCGCTTACGAAAAGAACAATGCCATCTTATACTATCTTCACTCGGCAACTTTTTCATTATACTTTCTTATTTTATGCTTTCTCATAGCAACCTTAAATTCAGTTGACTTTAAAATATTATCTATGTGATGCGGAGATTCTAATTCAAATTTACACAATTCATTTTCCCTCCAAACAAACAAATTATCATATACAAAATATCTTTGATAATAATCATCATACATAAAATCAATATACTCTGTTGTAGGCATCTTATAATACCTAGCATGAAAAGGATCATAATATTCTTTTTCTGTATTCATTTATTTTTCTTTTACGAATGTAATTTTTATATTCTGCTGTTTGTTTTAAACGATCATACGTCTTAGATTGTGCTTCTATCCACATACAGTCGTGTGAATTGAAATATACAAAATGCCCACAATCCAAATAAAGAAACAAATCGTTTTCTACATTGAATAACGCATCTCCAATGCCATTCTTTATAATCTCGTTTTTATTAGATAAATACTGATCAATTGTTGCCATTTTTATACTTTGTATTTCATGGTGTTTTGCTTTTTTTGTAATTTACAATTCTTAATGTGCGCAAACATTCTATCTCATGATCACCAACCCAAGTAATATCATCAATGTCTGAAATAAATACTCGATATAGCCAACCATTATCATCAACTACTTTTGTAATTACACCATGAAGACCGGCATGGCGTCCGTCTTTAACTATAACCTTTTGATTTACTTTGTATTTGTGTTTCATGCCGATTTCCTGTTTTTATATTGGTTTATTTTGTGTGTCCTCATAGCGTCTTTAAATTCAATTTGATCACGAATATATTCGTAACTAAGACTCGATTCTTTTTCCCAACCATTATATCCCGTGTCACGATAAAATGTTTTTCGTTTTAGATGATATCCATATTTAATTTTTCCTGAAGACCATTTCCAATCACAAGTAAATGTTATAAAATCATTATTTGTTTTCATATACACAATATACCGCACTTTTTATAAAAAGTCAAGTATTATATAAAATTTTTTTCTCCCAGTTTTTTTCGGAGCGTGATATTGTGTAACGCTTTTTGACACCAGAAAATGGGGATATATGATTATTTTATATTAATTGACGCTTTGATATATACATGGGGCGCCATAGAGAAAAAAGTACCGTGTGTGTAAAATGTATTAGGGCGCTCGCCACACCCCCCGTTTACTGGTAGCGTGATAGGGGGGCATACCCCCTGTTTTACGGGGGGTTAACTGGGGGAGGCCCGGACGGGGGTTTGTCAACCTTAAAGCTAAAAAAACGGGGCCCCCTCTCGGGCCCCGGTGTCAAGAGAAAAGTTAATTAAAATTCAATCTTCATTTTCTTGATTGACATACCATCAATGGAATCAACGTCGTAATCTCTTACAACAATTTCATCGTCAATGTTTTTTTGGGTATTCGGTTTTTTGGATTGTGGTAAGAAATCTTTAATCACTTCCTTATTGATTGGCTCGTCATCCAAAAAATATTTTGGTTTATCTGAAGTTGATTGAACTTTCAAATTTACATACTGTTTAAATTCACCATTTTTATTTGTGTGATTGATAACACAAGGAATCTTTTCGTCATGTTTGCCCCATTTTCTTGACTGTGGTTTAAAGTTTTTTTCTTTTCCTTCTCGTTCAAGTTGATTATTACATGAGTTTTTATAGTTGAAGCCAACTATACCGTTGACTTTTGAAACCTTTGTAACACGTCCATGATACGGGTTGTTTGTCTTATTCATCTTAACACTTGTAGTAGTGTTAAAACTCACGGCAGACGTTCCTTTTACAGTTGAGAGGATATTAAGGAGGTTTTCTCTTTTAGTATTTTTCATAATTTTTATCTTTGTTATTGTTGATTATGATATTAATATACAGGAGTTGTTGGTTAAAGTCAAGAATTATTTATCATAAATTTCACAAAGTAATTCATAAACTTTTTCGTCTTCTAATTGTTCTACTGATTGTTTAATTTCTTCTGAAGTTTTTCTTTCCATAATTTTTCTTTCTTATTTGATTGTTATGGTATTAATATACAGGAGTTGTTGGTATATGTCAACTGTTTATTTGATTAATTTCTTAATATTTTTTTGGTCAACCGCGACGAAGAAATCACCGACTGATACCATTAGAATATCACAAATGTATTGAGCGTCCAATTCAGTATTGGCTGGCAGAGATACTCCGAATTTTGAGTGAATGTTGTTTTTGAGAATTACTTTCATAGTTTTGATTATGTGTACTAGTATGGTTATTTTCTGGATAAAGTCAACTGGTTTTTGAGAAAAAGGAGAATTAAAAAAATTCTCCAAATCCTTCTTCTTCTAACATTTCGTCAGCTGTTTCGATTGAAAGATCTTTTGCGTTTTGAATGTCACCGGCTTCAAGTGAATCTTGAATAGAATCGAGTCCATTCATAAAGGTAACACTATCTGCAAGATCTAATGATGATAAACCGATTTTTCTTTGTAGAACTACGTCTACCATTTTGATAGCTGTTTTTCTTGCGCCGTTCTTTTGAATTGATTGTTGTATAGTCATAATTTATAATTTAGTGGTTATTGTTGATTATGTTAATACTATAGATTACCGAGCGGGAGTTGTCAACTGGTTATTTAATTTATTTTGGTCATTTGTGATAGCTTTATCAACAATTCTTTTGTATGTTTCAAAATCGGCTTCAAGATCATATGTCAATAACATATCAACAGACTCAATTTTGATGAAAGAATCGTCTTCGTAATCACAAAGAACAATTACTAATTCTTTATCGTCTTCGTAAAATGGAGTAACAGAATAAAACACATCTTCTTTATTTGTTGATACTGTAATTGTTCCACTTAATTCATCAGCTTCTAATTTTCTGCCACCTGCAACTGTGTGAGTTTGGTTTTGACATTTGTTTACACAAACGAATGAGAAAATCTCTTTATAATATTCGGTATTTCTTTTCATATTTTTTAATTTGGTGGTTAACTTGATTATGTTAATACTATAGATTACCGAGCGGGAGTTGTCAACTGGTTATTTCACTTCCCAGCCATTTTTTTTCCATAAATTTAGTTCATCTTTTTTAACAACGATTAGTTTACCTAATGTTTCGCGTCTACCTACTACAGAAAGAAAAGCGGCTTTCTTTATTTTCTGGTGAGGTTTTTTATAATACCGACAACAAATTTCAACTTGTTTTTTATTTTTGTCTGGGTATACTAAGAAGTAGTTATGTTCGGGCAGTTTGCCTACCTCAGATTGTTTTGCAGTACGTTCGGGCTTCGCTCCAATTCGTCTGCATGCTGCCTGCCATAATAACCCATGACCGCTGCCTGGCGTTAACGCATGTGCGATTTCGTGAAGAATTGTGTCCTTAATTTTTTCGGGTGAAATATTTGTAAAGTGTTTAGAAAAGTTAATTTCTTTTTTATTATACCGACAAACACCCAAAGTAGTTTTGCCGTGGCTGAACTTGAACGACCAATCGTTCAGGTTATGTTGTTTTAGTTTTTCTTTCGCGTATTTTATGATTTCTTGATTATTCATGATTACCAGTATGGTTAATTCTGGATGAATGTCAACAGGTTATTTACAAATAGTTTTTAATAAGTCTTCATTATCTAATGTATCATCCCAAGCTTCAAGTTCTTTTCGCGTCAACGTGATAAGTTTATCAGCTTCGTTGTAATCTTCTAAATTATAAGCATACCCAACATCAGGTGTTAAGCAGGTATCTTCACCTTCGATTGCCCAACCATATACGTATTCTTTAGCGGTTTCGTGATGTTTCTTGACATATGTTTCAGCTACCTTTGAATAATTTTCAGTAGTAACCTCATGAGTTTCTGTAAACCATTCGTTCCCGTTGTCAGTATAATAAGAAAAATGTAATTTCATAATTTTAGTGGTTATTAATTTGATTATGTTAATATAATAGATTACCGAGCGGGAGTTGTCAACTGGATTTTATATTAAACCCAGTAATTCTTTTTCTTCAAAGGATAGCTTTTCGAGAGCTTCACGTTTCTTTTTTTGTGCTTCGGTTTCCTCTAAATCTTGAATTGAGTTGACATTCACAACCGCCGCAGGAAATGTTAGGATGTATCCAATATCAGCTGCATCGAAAGATTCTTCAAACTCATTGTATTTTAGAAATTGACCGTTTTTATATTTGAAAGTGTCTGACCAAACTTTATTTTTATATTCCCATACTAATACGAATTGTGTTTTTGGAAGGTCATTTACTGTGTATACTCTTTTCATAGTTTTTTTAATTTGGTGGTTATTGTTAATTATGATAATACTATAAGAGAATACCGGCGAAAGTTCAAGAAAAAAGCCAAGCGAAACCTGGCTTTTTTTTAATCTACTAATGTATAATCAACTTTTAAAGACACATCATATTTTCTTGGAAGGTCGATATAATATCCTGGATCGTCGCGTTCACCAGCTGTATACATTTGAATTATATCATTTAAAGGAATATCTTTTAATTCATCAATTGTAACCTCATTTTGATCAGCTGCATATTGGTAAAGTTCATATTGAGAATATATTTGATTTTCTGTTCTTTTTATTTTATATTTGTATTTTAAATTGACATCAGGCTTTTTTAATAATTCCGCTTCAAAGTCTGACATATACATCTCATTATATTCTTTTTTAGCAGAGGTCAATTCTGAAATATCTTTATCTAATGCTTTTTGTAAATCATCAATATTTCTTTCTAATCTATCAATTTTTTCTTTAAGTTCTAATCTCATATTTCCGAAACCCTTTTCATAATTTGTTTTACTTCTGTAAAGTCCAGATGTCCTACTACATCATCATATTCAAATAAATCCGGCAATTCATCTTGGCCGCAGAACTCGCCCATTTTATTAAATAAGGCAACTTCAAATAAGCCATCTTCGCCGCCGTATGAGCCGTATCCACTAATAACTGACAATGAGAAGCCATTATTAAAGTTGAGCTTTAGTCGGCGAACCATATCGTCACTATTGTCTTCGGTACTGACAATACCATAGTCTTTAGCTTTTAATTTTGTTGTGCGGGAAATTGCTATCATGTAACTCATAATTCTTAATCTAATTTTGTGGTTTATATTTGCGGAATATTTTCAGGAAGTTCCGCCCTACCTATCAACCATTAAAAACCAAATGTTTTTCTGTGAATGTGTTCTGCGTCCAGACCTTCTAAAATTCTTACTTCGTTGGTTCTTGTATCTTCTACTGAATATTTTACTTGTGGTGCTCGTGGAGCTTTTGTTTTTAACACGTAATGGCGTTTTCCATCTGAGGTTACTGTTTCTGAGATAATATTTTTTTTGTTTTTCATAGTATTTTTATTTTTGGATTAATTGTTGATTATGTTTATAACTTTAAGGATTTTTTAGATAATGTCAACTGGTTTTTTAAATTTCTACTGAATTTTCAATTTCATAATTTTCATTTACCGATTCAACATCATAATCCCATTCACCGGCGAGAGCTTTGTCTTCAGCTTCTTCAGCTGAATTAGCTTCAACTTCATATACTTCAAATCGTGTGCAACTTAGTGTAACTTGATATTTTTTCATAGTTTTTATTTTTGGATTAATTGTTGATTATGTTATATACTTTAGTGATTACCGTTTGAAAGTCAAGTTTATTTTTAATTATTTTCGTGTTTATATACAACGTTTACGATTTCAAAATTTGATAGATTTGAACAACACGTCCAATCTTCAAGTTCTTCTTTAGCTTGTTCTAATGAGTTACATTTGGCGAGTATTGATAACTCGCCAAATCTATCATCTTTTGCCATTAAATAATACATCTTAATAACCGTTCATAGCAACGTGGGAAGCAATCTTACCCCACTCAGAACCGAATGTATTTTCAATTGTTATAGCCCAATGATCAATATTGCTGTTAGTGTATTCATGGTATTCATCGTCAACACCAGCGGGTTCTACGATTGCCTTTGCAGCAACCCAGAATGCTTCTGTGTTGTACTCAGTTGACATATCGTTTAAATTCACGTTACTGATTGAGTTTTCTATAGGTGTAATCCATTCTGGTTTCATAGTGTTTTTATTTTTTTATGGTTAACTTGATTATGTTTACTAATTTATATTATTTTGGATGAAAGTCAACAATAATTTGAAATATTTTTGTATATTTCGCTAGCTTTTATTTGTTCACCGTTTTCAAGTTCTATATACTTAAAATGTTTATAACCATCACCATTAGTGCAAAGTTTATATGAAGTATCTGGATACATTCTTTTCAGGATTCCGCTGAGAAGGTTCAAAGCAGAGTTCTTTACTGTTTTACCGACCAGGCGTTCATCTTGATTTAGAACGTCAATCAGTTCTCTGGCCTCTATGTCTTTATACACAGCGGCCTTTGGTTCTTCTATCATTAACTTCATATAAATCAGTATGATGATTTTTTATTGAAAGTCAACTATTATTTTGTTTTCATAGGAATTAAACGAGCTTTAATTGTATTCCCGCGTTCTTTAATTTGGCCAAGTGAATAAAGTTCCTCTACTTTGGTAAGAGCTGCTCGTTCACTCCGAAAAATGTGTGCCTGACTGCGTGTCATAATCATATCAGTTCCTTCGGTAGCATACCACTCACCACATCTTACTTTGTAGCCGGTAGGATTTTTAACCTTTCCATATTTTATTAAAGAGTTATCTTTTACGATTTTATTTAGTTCTTTCTTTTTCACAGAGATTCCTTTATTTTTAGTGGTTAACTTGATTATGTATATTACTATAGTGATTTATCTCCAGAAGTCAAATACTTTTTTATAAAATATACATATTTAATTCGTATGTTCCGCTTCTGAATCTCCAAATTTGAACTTGAAGACCTTTGCGTGTTCTACGTCCATTATATTCATCAATGATGAAAGACTTACGCAAATCTTCATCATAACCAAGAGCACCCCATACAGCGGAATCTAGCTCCTTACTGATAACTCCTGATTGTTTACTTATAGATTCAACTTCTTGAATCGCGTGTCCTAATGTTTCGTGATATACTTTGTAAGTTTTCATAGATATAAATCTACACTATTATATCCAGAAGTCAAATACTTTTTTTAATTTTTCTAGAATAAATTTATTGTACGTACTTTATTTTATAATTGTATAATTTGCAAAAAGTGGAGCGTAGCGCAACTTTTAATTCATGAACAGAAGGAAGGAAATAATATGCTTTTATTGCATAATATAATCCAGGTGTACATTTCTGGACTATAAAAAGTCAAAACTCACTTCTTATAGCTTTATTTTTCAATTATCTTAGCAAACCGCTGACGCAAGTCTTCATATTCTTCAGCGGTTTCATCTTCGCGTAGCAGGTGCAATTCATCTTCTGCAATGATTTTAATCAAAATTTCTTCGTTCATAAAATTCCTCTATACAGTGTTATTGTAAATGCTCTTCTTGTTTCTTCGTCAACTGAATGATATGGAATCATTTCACCATCAAACCATTCATTTCTTTCAAGTTCATGATGGTCAATTGAAAAAATTAACTCTTTTCCTGTAGTTGAAGATTTTACCACAAATGAATCATCAGTAACAATAAATTCATCCATTGATCCACCAGCGGAAAAATGATTTCTATCTTTTTTCCATTTGAATTGATTTGTCTCAAAGACTACTAAGTGTTTTTTAATCATGATATTACTATACTGATTTATGGTTCAAATGTCAATGGTTTTTTTAATTATACATTCTTTTTTCCAATGGCTCCATTTTATTTTTCAACCACTTCAACTGTTCATTAAGTTCAATCAGTTTAGCCTTAACCTCAATCGCTTCCTCAATATAAACGGAATATTCTTGTTCCACCTCGGACTCATTCTCAAACGGAAAGCATTCCCATTTATTAATTTTTCGTTCAAGTTCTCTAATTAGTTCATTCATAATGTGGTCCTTTGTTTTGATTATGATAGTACTATACTTTATTATGGTTCAAAAGTCAACTCTTTTATAAAAAAGTTCGCATATCTTGTAATGCTTCGTTGATGTCTTCTTCAGTGGTTGGTGTAAAACGATCAACTTCTGAGTATATACTGTTATCGGTCAATCCACAAGGCATTGAATCTTTTGTTGATATATTAGCAATATAAGAAGATTTTTTACGTTTTTCTTTATATTCAGAGTCAGTCTTCATTCTAACTTGTCTGCGTTTATAACGAGTGATTCTTTTTCTCTCTATTTTTTCTTCGTTTGTTAATAGATTTTGAAACATGGTTTTTCTTTCGTTGGTGTTTTTGTGATTATGTTTATTACAATAGGAATTTTTTATCAAATGTCAATACTAAATTTATATTTTTCTTGTATTGACTACAGGTTTCCAATCAACATTTATATTATACCAAGAATGTATACCTCCGCCATCAAAAGCATATACGATAGAAACTTTGAAACCAAACTCTTTTAATTTTTCTACAAAGTATTCCCATTTCAAACCATCTTCTTTTAGATTGAATTTGGGATTATCCCTGTTACCGTTGTTTAATACTGCTGAATAAGACTTTAATTCAGCAACAACAATAGCATATTGTGCTCTTGCAGCAGCACCTTCAATTTTACTTAATGCTTCTTTAAATTTTTCCTCCGCCCAAGTTTTTGCCTGATTAATTCTGAGTAGTTCTTTTTCGTTGTTTCTATTTTGGAGTTCCAATCTTTCAAGTTCAGATGCCTTGATAGCTTGTTCAGTGAGTGATTGTATTTGTTTTAATGTCATCATGTTTATTACAATAGGAATTAATTGTCAGAAGTCAACTTTTTATTTAAATAATTTTGAATTTGTTTCTTGTATTCATTTACACGTAAAACGTGAGGCCAGTTTTCATCTTTTTGAATTCCATATGGGTCAACTCTGCCTGGTTCTTTTCTTAATTGTTATAATAATAAGAATAAGAATTTCCGGCCGATTGTCAAACACAAAGCTAAAAAAAGTCAGGCAGGAGAACCACCAACCTGCCTGACAACATAATCAACCACCATGAAAACTCAGGTAATCAGCCTGAGCAAAAGTTTTTTATGGACTTCTTCACAAATTTCTTTGCCATCCAATTGAGTAAACACCAGACCTGCATCTTTGCCAAATCGTCTAGTGATTGCCAATGCCGCGTTGCGTCGTTGCATTCCCTTGCAGTATGTAGCAAATGTTTTTGCATTCTTAATCAAAGCATCTACCTTATGACTTGCCTGTAAAACGGCATAAACATCGTCAGCAGCATCCTGAGCGGTTTCCCAGTCAATGTCCTTTTCAATTAAACTCATCATTTCATTTTTATCCAATCTATTATTTTTATACCAGTAATCTACAATAGATTTAATTGAACGTAATGAAGATTTTAATTTATGACGGATCAAATAATCTTCACCTTTTACCTTATAGATTTTGCCATCAACTGTATACAATACAACGCCTTCGCTATTCACGAATTGTTTTACATCATCAGTTAATGCCTGTAAATCAGAATATGCAAATCGCTTTGGCCGTTCAACTCCTAAAGAGTCCGCCAAGACATCCAAGGCATCTTGACTAGCAAGCGAATAGTTGTCATGATAAACGGCACCGATTAGGCGTAACGCCAGCGTATCGTGGCGTATCACAATGCGGTTTGTAGGCGATAACCATTCGTATAGATAGCTAACCTTTGATGATTTGTGTGCAAATACGTTTGGATATAATGCCTTTAATTCAGCAATTTCATGTCCGTTTTCTAATTCAGTAGCATCGACTGTACCTCTGGTTCTGACAATCAACTGTCCGTTGTACCACGAAACAATTAGCAGGCTGCCATCCATCTTTTCCAGAATGTCAGCACCGGCGATGCTTTCAGGCAACCCGAACACAGCAGGATTTTCTCCAAGATTGCCGAATTTAGGAAACCCGGCAGAAATCAATTCGCCTTCTGAATTCCAGATGCTTGAGCGTAAGTGCAAATTATCAGCAGCCCATTCACAGCCGATGTGTTGCGGAATTACTAGTGTGCAATCTTCACCAGCAACCGATACCGCCTTCGTTATGAAGTTTGCGGTATCTATACTATTCAAGTTTATTTTCATTTAAATTCTTTCTAAATCATACATTGTTCCGTCATAGTCTATCAAAAGACTGTCCGCCTTATCCTCAGCAGCCATCTTACTACCACTGAAATATTGACTGTGAACCTCTTCAAAAGATCCATCGCCATCGTTAAATTGTTTTATAATGATTAAGTATTTATCTTTCATTATTTATTACTATATAGATTAGTAATCAGAAGTCAACAAGAAAACCCTCAAAAATGAGGATTTCTTGAATATGATCTATGACCGATAACAAAATCCCATCCTGTTCTCATTGGATCACCCTGTCTGACCCATTTTCCATTTTTACGTTTTGTCAATACCACAATGTTACCATCTGGATTTGGAGTGAACACACACTCTAAAGAACCCTCTTTTAAATACGCGTCTTTTTCAATAACTTTGTAGTTATCAGACTGAACGAGTATTGTTTTTGGAGATCTTACTTCGATTACTGTATATGGATAACAATCTCCATTGAATCCTGTAGTAGCTCCCATTCCGACTTGTGGTTTAATTTCTTTATTCATAATTTTATTCTATATTGTGGTTATTGTTGATTATGTATATAACAATACATTATTGTGATCAGAAGTCAACACTTATTTTAAAAAGTTTTATTTTTATTTTCACCAGCGTTGCTTTTTTCCTTCCAGGCCACCCTCCCACCCTTTTTAATAGTATAACAAAGAGCGAAGCGCTTGTCAATGTTATTATGAAAAAAGTTTT